GGCCACGCTGTCAACCGGCAACGTGTCGTCGTCAAGTTCCCACCGGTTAGCAAGGTAAGGCGTAGTAGCGTAAGCGGTTATTTTATTATTGTTAAGCCGTTTTTCGATCGCATCCAGGTTGCCGGCTGCAACACACGGCACAAGTAAAGAAAGCAACCGGTAATAATCATTATCAGCGATTGCCCAAGGTGCTGTAAAAATCTCCTGTATTTTGTCCACGTTCTCTTTTTTACGACAAAGAAAACGCCTATATTATAGGTAGAGAAGGACTGAAAGGAGCCTACAGAAACGCATCAACGCCCGGACCCGTGCCGGACAGGGTACAATTATACAGCCCCCCGCCGATCTCAAAAGAAAAGGTAAGCGGGTAATCGGGAGAACCGGAAACACGGGTATTACCCGTTTCGTCAATATAAAGAGCGACAAAGGGTGTCGCTGTCAGGTTTTCCAGATAAAGCGTCTTATTTTGGGACACGTCGGCAAGTTTGAAGGTATGTTTTTTAGTATAGACGTCTTCGTTTTTGCTGTCACCTGGTTTTAAGGTTCCCGGTACGATCGTAAGAATATCAGGTTTTCCGATTGAGCGGATAACGACTTTCGAACGCACGACGCCAAAATGAATAATGTTGTAAACGGGAACCAGTTGCAGGCTATGGGCGGCGGATATTAACTTTCTTGACATAATTACAGATATAAAGTATTGATAATCAAATATTCAGCATTTTTCGGACGTTTTTCAGCCAAAAACCGGACAAAAAAGGACAAACAGATACACTTGGTAGGTAAAAAATAACTTGCTTTTTTACATTTTTTTTCGGTGATAAGCCCTTTTCTTCTTACGCCTGAAACTGTCCCGCCACCGTTGGTAGTTTTTCAGTAACCCGTCTTCCTGAATGGAAGATATATCATACTTTTTCAGGAAGGTAAAAACGGTTTCCTTAAACTCGATACCGTGCAGATGCTTGTTTTCGTCCATAAGTTCGTGCAGCTCGGCCCACATCAGGGCACGCAAACGCTTTTCAAGAATGACGGTACCACGTACGGAAATGTAATTAAACTGTTCCGGAGACTTGCCGCCGGCAAAATTGGCCTCACGGCGGTCAGGCAGCATAAACTCCAGGTTCCCGCGGTCAGCCCGACAATTGACCGGCCGTTTCTCCATGAGATCGTAAATAGTCACATAGATATCAGACGAAGAAGGAAAACGGACGGTACCGACCGTTTCGTCGTAATATTTGCCCCGGACGTACTCGGCCAGGTAGGATTCAATCTGTATTCGGGTGGTAATCATAACAATAACATTCCTTTTTAAAGACAAAGATATCCCTTTATACGCTGTTGTTCTGACATTTACAGGAAAATGTAGGCTTTCGGCCGTCATTTTGATAAATATACTCCGAGAGAATAATTATAATGTGCCTTTCCTTGCCGCCACGCCTCCGACATTTTCTCCGCCAGGCTGTTCTAATATAATCCGGTACTAAATTTTTGTAATTTCGTAACCGGGCAACCGTTAAAGGTAAAATATTGTATCTTAGCAACTTAGTAACGTTACTAATTTCCGTTACAAAAAAATGGCAGGAAAACTGTTTGTAACCGGGCTTACCGGTAGAAGATAAAAAGGCCGGTGTTACAAACCGGAAAAGTTTGTAACCGTTTTGTAACTGCAACTTCGTAACCTTTATTCCCTATTTATTTATCTGATTTTCAGACTTTTTTCTTTCAAGCAAACAAAGGTTACAAGGTTACTAAAATTTTGTATGAAATAGAGGTGGGGTATGGGGAGGGAAGGTAAGCCGGGCACATCTGTTTCCATACGAAAAGAGGGACCGACACTTTCGTATCTGATCCCTCTTTTCGCATTTTATACCGGCTCCGGTCCGTCTTATACACGGTGTTTGCATCTGCTTAAAATCCATTTCTTTACGTCCGGGTCCACATACCGGTGCACGACAGCCGTATAGTCTTCGTTAAATTCATACTCCAGGGAGTTGTCGCCTTCCAGGATAAAAACACAGGCCGTCTTTATGATCCATTCGAGCTGCTCGCCCGAATAGCGTTCCAGCACCAGGACGGTACCGGGTTTCATACGCTCCAGATAGCGGTAGACCTGTTCGGCGAATCTCCGGAACCTCTCGCCGCTGTTCCAAAGCGCGGTAAACTCGGACATGCTGTTTAATTTCAAATGTGCGTTATTCATTCCTCCGGACGTTCATCAGGTACAAATACAAATGTCGGATCGCTCGTTCCCGTTTCACCACCGGCAGATGTTTCCGCCGTGCCACATGAGCGTAGATAGATCATGTCAGCGGCCTTGCCGTCGTTATCCTTGCGCACGATACGTCCCTGGGAGTTGCAAAGGTCTTTCGGGTTGAGTTCATCAATGTAGGGGCAGAGAGCTACAAAGCCTTTGAGGGCCTTTGTGAAACGCTGCATCGTGATTTTATTCACACCGGAAAAGCTTTTGTAATCGGCGAAGGCCTTTTCACGGACGATAAAGCAGTCCAGGTGCTCGCTGTCCGGAGAGAAATAAGAGTTCGCCCAGTCCTCGAAATTATTGCCCATATCGGCCTTGTATTTACGCCTGATAATGTTATCCATAGGCGGAAGTAATTTAACGGATTCCTCACAAAGAGAAAGATAAAAACGGCAGCACTGCAAGAAGAAATTTATATCGGCGTTCCACTCGTTTTCGGAATACGTCTTAGAAAACAAATCCTTACCGAAATCGTCCCGGATAGACCGCGTTTCCCTATAGTCGTTATCTTCCGTACGCTGGTGGTAATAGTCGGAGAATACCAGGTACAGCAAACGGGCTTCCGTAGACGGATCAAAATCAATAGGAACGTAATTGGTTGTAAATCCCAGCTTGGCCGATTCTTCGAACGGTATAGTAAACGACTGGTTGTTCTTCGGGTTCACGGTCATATCTGACGTGATGATATCGTAAAACAGGCCCGTATTAAGATACCGGTCGCAATCATCCACCAGAATAAAGTCGGTATGCTGGTTCACCTGGTCGAACACGTGCGGGTTATCCATTAGTTTAGGATTACGGCCGGAAAGCTTGACGGTCTTCATAAAGTAGGAAAGGGCCTTGAACATGAATGATTTGCCCGAACGTCCGTTACATTCCCCGTCTTCACCGATCTTGTTATCCATGGCCTGCGGTGCCCAGGCACGGGAAGGGGATTTATACCGGTGCAACATATAACCGATAGTAAATATCTTATTGATAAGGTTCTTTTTCTGTTCGGCCACTTCTTCCGCCGTGAGGCCTTCCCCCTCGATATCAAATTTATGTTTTTCCCGGTAAGATTCCGCTTCTCCTACGCTCTTGTCGTCGAAATTATATTCCAGTTCCTTACGCCAGTAAACACGGCTCGAATTGATTACATAGCCGAAAAAGTTAGACGGAACGGCATTTATCCGGATATCAAACACATCGTTGCCCTCTATGTCTTTTTTACGCGAAATAGTGAACATGTCTTCCATGAGACGTACTTTGTGTTTCAGTACATTTTCTTCCCAAACGTAGTGGGATAATGTGCTGCCGTTGGCCGGATGTTCCTTTATACCGGTACCGCTTACCTCCATGCTGCAACCGGGAAAGAAGAACATCTGTGTATTATGGGTATAATTGGTAAAATCCAGTTCTATTTCCTGCAAATTGTCCAGGGCAGTATCCGACAGTTTGGGGCTGTTCAAAATTAAGTTTCTGATATCGCGGGATAAAAAACTGTCCTGGGCCCAACCGCGGATAAACTTCCGGATATCCTTTGCCTTTATCAGTTTTACGATATTGCCGGTAATACGGATATATTTGGTTGAACTGGAATTTTCATCATGAAGCGAATAGAAACCGTTAAGACGTAAAAAGTAGTGAAGGCAGTCCGCGTCGATGTTGTGATCCCATTGCCGGGATTTCTCGTTAAACTTGGAATACCAGAATTTGGCGGGCATGGCAAGCGTCATAAGGTTACGGAAATCTTCATTCTTGCTTCTTAATTCCATAAAGTCCCGGAAATCCTTGCGGGGTTTGCCCCGCTGGTCCCGGTAAGTGGTAAGCCAGGCCGGTAGCCAGATCGTATGGATATCAATAAAGCGTAGTGCAAGTTCCGTACCCTTCACCCTGCCCGTCGTGTCGATATCAGGTATGTTATACAGGACTTCAACATATTTCATGATCTCCTTGTAGTCCTGTTCGGAAAGTTTATACGTCTCCGAATTAAACCAGACCGGAGAAAAGCCCAGCGATTTAACGCACAGGGCATCGCGCTCTCCGGAACATATAAACGCCTCCTGCAGCTTCTGCTCCTTATAGGGCTTTTCCGCATTGGCCGGATTTTTTTTAAATGCGGCTTCTTCCCTGGAATTAAATTCACGGTATAAGGCTTTCAGTTCGGAAAGGCCGTTTATATAGTCCTTCGGCTTGACACCTTCCGGGGTGTAGGAAAAACGCCACTGCTTGTCCGGATTCAAAGGCTCGTATATTTTATAGAACTTCACTTCGGGCGTGTCACCTTCGGCCGGTTTTACCAGACATTCGCGCATAAAGATAGGGTATGTCGCAGTCGCGTATTTATAAGTTACCTCGCGATTTTTTACATACCCTATATATTTGGCCGAATACCAGTGCAGGGCCTCGGCGTTCTCTTGGGTGACACGAGGGCCGAGTATGCGTAACTGCTCCGGGGTAAGATGATCGGCAAGCTCGAAAATTTTAGTACCGTCTTTCTGATCCTGGGAGGCCGGAACCTTACGGATATCCGGCTTGTTTACGTTACGATTAAGTTCATCGGTTACGTTGTACATGGACGCAAGTTTAAGAATAGCCTCATTAAACCGGAGGCCTTCCTCATACATGCAGATATCGACAGGGCTTTGAGCCGTTCCGGTATCGCCGAAATCCGTTACCTTATAAACCTGCTGGGAACCTTCCTTTCCGAATAGCTTGATACAGGCCGACGCGTCGTCTTCTGACGGCCGGCGTTTGAAATGGCGGTTGGTTCCGACACAATCCCGGGCTTGCGGATAATAATGTAGAATTATATCCAGCCCGTTGTTGGTTACTTTGTAGATGTCTTCTGCCTTTATCATCGTTATAAAGTTACGTAGTTACTTATTTTTCGTTATTTTCCTTCTGTTCTGTTTTCAAGTCTCCCCAAGGTTGATACAGGAAAACGAATAATAACAGCCAAAGAAAAGCGGTTTTACCCGTATAATAAATGACAAAGGCAATCAGCCCCATAAAGGCAACCACGATAATAGCGTGGGCGATGTATTTTAAATTTTTATCTTTCATTGTTCAAACATGTTATATTGAATTGAAAAACCGAATTTGCTTAATCTCCTTTCCTGGAGAAGGGAACGTTTGTCATGTGAAGGCATAATGGCCACCAGGTTCTTCGTATCGAACTGGTAACCTTTCTTCCGCATCTGATAACGTAGGTTTCTTAGGCGTCTGTCTTCTTTCATGGCATTTAGTTAAGATCGTCTTAATTTACAGAAGACACGGCACACTATCGCAAAGGATAGTGTTTAAATCCTCCTGTATGGTTTTCTGTTGTTCCCGGTTCAGGTGTACCAGGAAATAACCTTTTCCGTCGGAAAGATTCTTTATTTCCGCCAGATTATACTTTCTGTCTATCGCATCCACGAACGCAGGGGATTCCATGGGGCGGAAACTGCTGAATATTTTATAGGTTCCACTACTGCCTTCTATTCGTAGCGTGGTTAATTCATCGGGGGTGATAATAGTTACTTTCATTACATTTAATTTTTAATTATTCGATTTGTTCCCCACCTTCACGTATCAAGGTAAAAGGTAATCTGGTACCACAATTCACACAATAAGCTAATTTACCCTTGTTTAAGGAAACTCCGTCGGAATATTCCCCACCGGAATATGTGCCGTCGGAAGTATGCACACTCGTATAACTCATTCTAAACAGATCACTATACTGATAACCATAAAAGCCACCGCAATAAGGACAAGGAAGCGGTTGTGCTTCAGTTATTTTTATGGAGACTTTTTTGCTCATTTCTATTTTGTTATGAGTTAGTTGATTCTTCTGTTTTCGCCTTATTATATCCAGCTCTATATGCGTTTATTACTAACCTTCGAACTTCCATTCGATCAATAAATTCAGGTTGAGGATCACACACTCTCTTAGAATGAGCTATCGCCAATATTGTTACTGTTTTCTTCTTCATTACTGATTTTAGTTGTGCCGGAGGATAGCATCGAACTACCAATAACACCCGCTTTCGCCCTTCGGGGTTATCTCCACACTCCGGCGGTTATTCTGTGGAGCGGCAAAAGCCGCCCCCGGTTATTTATTCACTTTTCTCTTCCGGAAGAAAAACAAAGTCCGCCCAGATATCAAGGAATTGTCGCCCGCAATATGCAGCCAGTTCCGACGTTTTGAAGGCAAGGCGAACACCGATGTACGCGTTCGCGACCGATGAATCGTACCTCGCGACCGCATACGAAACACCGCCCAACGCGTACGCGCTGCTGCTCGACCGATACACCACACGAGACTTTTCTTCCTCATCTAACTTGTTGTATTCTTCCCCTGTATAAAGAATAAACCAGGGATAATAACGACATTCATCCTCTGTAAATCGAGGTTCCCAGCCTTCATTTAAAGCCTTGACAATGATACGGAGTTTCAGGAAAGCCAGAACGTCAGGTTCAAGACCGAGGGATATTTTATCCCGGTTCCATGCTTCCGCATCAATGCCAATTTCACGGCAGGCGTCCTCAAACGTCTTAATACGTTCTCTTACCTCTTTCTCCGGTTCATCAATAAGAGTTAATACACCATTTCTCCAGACGGCTGTTTTACCTTCCGGAATTTCGATTTCTAATTTCTTTGATTTCATTTTTCTTTTATTTATTGGTTCTCACTATGGAAGATTTTCACGCCTGTTACTTCCTCGATCTTATCCTTTGCAAGTTCGGGAATACGACATGCACCGGCTCTCCAGTTATGAACGGTATGCAGTGGTACTTTACATTCTTCTGCTAACTTCGCCACCATTTTAGAAGAATCTTTCAACGGTAAACCTATAAGATACATTCTTAACTTCTCGCCGTCTTCATTTCTTTTTAAAGTTTTTTTTGCCATAACATCACATTAAATCTGTTATTTATTTCTATATTTATATCACAAATATAGTTTTATTCAACAGAATATGCTGTATAATTCCTGTTAATTATTGTAAATATTATATCAAACTATGGCTAATTTATTGCTTATAAGGGATTTATGCGAAAAGAACAAAATTAAAATTAGGGAGTTAGCTTCCCGAATTGGTAAAGATGAAAGTAGTATTCAATCCATGATAAGAACAGGATCAACTAATACTAAAACTCTTGAAGCCATAGCAGAAGTATTTAATGTTTCTCCCGGTATTTTCTTTGATAATCCTTCGGAAAACAATACGGGAAATAGTCTTAATAAAGAGGCGGAAATCGCTTATTTAAAGAAGATTCTCGAAGAGAAAGAACGTCTAATACAAGTATTATTAAGTAAGAAATAACCTGTAATAGATAAGAAATGTAGGCATATTGTAGGCAATACAATTATGCAAATAATTAATAATCAAGCGGTTAAAGAACGTTACTTGAATCACAGTTAACATCCGGTAACAGTTAAATGTTATCGGATTTTTCTTTTAAATAGCTGATATTAAACGTTTTACTTTCGCCCCGTTTAACTTTTAATAACCTGCCTGTGTAGGCATATTTGTAGGCATATCCCCTCTACAGGCATAAAATAGGCATATAAAAATGACGGCAATAAGAGTTGTAAGACAAGGCAAAAAAGGCAAAACCGACCGGCTCCCCCTGTATGTGGAATTTTATATCAACCGTGAGAAAATAAGGATCGCGGTAAGGTTAAGTGTCACGTCCAAAGAATGGGACGAGCAAAACGAAGTGATAAAAGGCCGGGACAAAGAGAGTAAAGACAAAAATTTAATCATCTCAAACATCCGGTCACGTGTAAGCGACATATTTGTTCGTGCCCGTCTTAAAAATGAGACGCTGACAAAAGAAAGTTTCTTCCGCCAGTATAACAATCCTTCCGATTTTGGTACCTTCTTTGATTTTGCACGGGTTTACCTCAAACAAATTAGCAAAACAATTTCTTTCGGTACCTGGAAACATCACGTTTCTATCATCAAGAAACTGGAAACATTCGCCCCCGGCCTTGTATTTTCAGAGATTACCCATGAATTTCTCCTGTCTTTCTTTGCATATCTTCGCAAAATAGGTAACATGGATTCTACGGCATGGCGTAACATGGCTACTATCAAAATATATGTAGGTGCCGCCATACGCGGCGGTTATATGGACCAGGACCCGTTCGCGGCCATAAAGATACGTCGCCCCAAAAGTGAAGTTATATACCTGACGGAAGAAGAACTCCTCCGTCTGACCGCCTTGTACCGGTCCGGCCGCCTGGAAGAATGTACCCAGAACGTACTCCGTTTTTTTCTGTTTCTTTGTTTTACTTCTTTGCATATAGGCGATGCAAAAGCATTGCAGATAAACCAGTTCATAGGGAATGAACTACACTACACACGGGGTAAGACCAAAATACCGGTAACTGTACCCTTATCGGACCCGGCACGTTATATTTATGAATATTACCGGGCCGGACGTACAAAAGGTAACTTGTTTATGAACCTTCCCACGGATCAGGATATAAACCGGGTATTGAAAACAATAGCCGGTAAAGTAGGAATAACAAAGGATATCAGTTCAAAGACCGGGCGGCATACATTCGCTACCTTGTATTATAAGAAAACACATGATATCGTAACGCTATCCCACCTTTTGGGACATAGTTCTATAACTATGACAATGGTTTACGCACATGCTCTGGAAGATGAACGCGAAGCGGGAATACACGCCTTTGATGATATGTTATAACTAAAAGAGTGAAGGGGAAACGTGTTTCCCGCTTCCCCCTTCACTTTTTCTACTCCAACGTATAAACGCTCCAGTCTATCGCCTTTTTAAGTGCCCAGCCTTCCTTTTGTGTCTCCTGTATATGTTTCACGGCACCGGTGTAAAACTCTTGTAGTTGTTGCATACTTGCAAACTCGTAAAACGTCGGGTTGTCTTCTTCCCCGAGCTTGAAAGTAACAGGAAGGTTTTCCCCGCCTGTCTGCAAGGCAAGATCGTACGCCGTCTTATAATTCATCTGGTTCTCCATGGAAAGCCAGACTTTCAGGCCGTTCCATACGTACCCGCTCTCGATCGTGTCAGTTATCTGCCGGTTATACCATTCATTAATAACCGCCTTGATTTCTGCCAGTGCGGGCAAGTGATCGAACGTCTCTTCCATGTAACTACGTTGCACTCCTTCGGGTGTCTCTGTTTCCTGGTAATCCCACGTAATACGCCAGATTCCCCGGCGGCGGTTGGTACATCTTACCGGTTCCGCCTTGCTGTCTGCATAAATCCGTATCATTTCAAGTAAAGTGTATAATTATCAATCCTTTTTCACTTACTTCACCTTCACAATGCGCTTCAAAAGGCATTTCTCCGTCTCTTTCCGCTGATTCACAAATAAAAAGGGTTTCCTCCAGGCTGGTAAAATATTTCCTCTCCTTGCCGTCGAGTTCCAGCTTTATAACAGTCCGGGGTCCGTTTTTCGTCTGAACGTCCTTTTCATAATCAAGTACGATCACATCCTTGTTCATCAGCTCCGGTGACTTAATCCTTGCTCCGGTAAATCTTTTCCGTCCGTCTTTAGGCTTATACTTGTAGCCCAAATCCTTTAATTTTTTCATTTTCTTTCCTGTTAGTTTATAAAATAAGTTCTTGCAATCAGCATGTTTTGTAAGCCCGTAAAATGAGGCGGTCAGCTCCTGCCTGCGTTTTCTGCTTCTAACCTTGTGCATCTTGCGGGCGAACTTTTGTTTGTTACGTTTCCTTAACCGCACATGATCCGGGCGGGTTACATATCCCAGAAAGTCGATACCTTCGGTGATCGGGAAAACGGTATCATTACTTTTAATCTCCAGGCGGGCCTTGCCGGCCTGTTCATGAATGATATCCCTAACCTTCCAAAGATATTTCTTACTACCGGAAAGCACCAGACCGTCGTCACAATACCGGTAATAGTGTGCTACCGCCTCCTGATCCTTTAACCGGTGATCCAGGTAAATGGATAGAAGCAAATTACAAAGCCCCTGTGATGATCTTAGCCCAATACTCACGCCTTTAGGCATCATACGAATGCACTCTTCCAGGATTCCGATCAATATTTTATCCTTGAACATCTTTTTCACTGCATCCAGCAAAACGTCCTGGTCTACACTTTCATAGAATTTCGTTATATCGAACTGGTACCCGAACAGGGTTCCTTCGGGATCAGCCTTTATATCTTTAACGATATACTGTAAAAGGTCATGTGTTCCCCTGTTTTTAATGGATGCGGAAGTAGTCCGGATAAAACGTACTTTCAAATGCCGATCCACCACATTCATAACGGCGTTAAGAACGATCCTGTCTTCCAGGGAAACCGATTGTACGGTCCTTACTTTCGGCCCGTCGTCTACGGTCATTTCCCGATATCCTCCGAGCTTGAACCGCCCACTTTTGATCCGCTTTCTGATCCTCTCTACCGCCTTCGGGACATCCGCCAGTATTCTACGCCCGGCAAAGCTGCGCTTTCGTCTTCTTTTGCGCAATACCGTTTTTATGGCGTCCTCTATATTGGAGTCCTCGACAATCTCTTCTATAATATTATCTTCTCTCCACATGATAATTAAATCAGCCTTCAATTCCCCGGGCCGGGCTTCTTCGAAAAAAAGTTCCTACCAAACCCCATTGCCCTGCGCTTTATTTTTCCCCTTTCCAGCCGTAAACGGCTGCTGTTGGCGAGGCTCATTCCTCTTGGCTCCACGCCGGGGACACGTCCCCACTGTTGTACGCCAATCTTTAAGGCTTATGCGCTTTTTCTTTATTCTAATTGTTTGCAAGGCGAACACCGATGTTCGCGTTCGTGTTCGATGAATCGTTATTCGCGTTCGCATACGAAACACCGCCCAACGCGTTCGCGTTGTTGTTCGACCGATACACCACACGAGTGTATATGAGGAAATCCGCCTTTGTACTTTTCGGAAGTACCGGCGCCCGTCTTACTTTCCGGACGCCCGCGCTACCCGCACAACGCTTTACGTTGCTGTTTTTTATCTTAATCAGCCTGATTTATGGCTTTAAAGGCCGCGACGCTACCCGCCCAGCGTATGATGCCCCTGAAGGCAAGGCGAACACCGACGATCGCGCTCGCGCCCGATGAACCGGCATTCGCGCCCGCACACGAAACACCGCCCAACGCGTCCGCGTAGTAGTACGACCGATACACCACACGAGAAAGACCGGTACCCACATAGAACCTATCGAACCAATGTGAGGAAGTGGAACCACCTTCCTTAGCCGCAATCAAATCCATATACCGGCCCCAAACCATGTGGGTAGGGTAAATATCCGTGTTATAAACAGTAATTCCCTGTACAATGCGTTCCGTTCCGTCCGGCATGGTAATAAACCACCTTCCGTCCGCCGCCGTCTTGTTTACTGTGACATACTGCAACCATTCCGCCTTGTTTCCCTGGAAATTTTCATATCCCAGTACATTAACGGACTGATAATTTACACCGTCCCGGTAAGCACCTTCCGCCTGTGGATTGGAACCGCCTTTTTCCTTATAATAAGAAACCGTATCACGCATCCCCAGTGCATTTGTAAGCCCCGTTACTTTCTGATAATTGCTCGTTCCGTATCCACAAACTCCTTGAGAATCAGTATTACCGTACTTAAAGAAATGCAGATTACCTGCATCCTTGTGCATTTCCCAGTCAAACAGTTGGAAACCTTTGCCCCGGTTCTGGGCGTATTTGATTGCCTGGGCCTGTGAAATGGTTGCCACACTTGAAACACCACTGACAGAACGTAACACATCATCAATCAGGTAGGCTTCATAAGCACCGCCCAGACATTCCGTATGCTCTACCCAGTCCGGCTCGATCGCTTCCACACTTTCCGATGTTGTGAGTAAAACGAAATCGAAGGTCGCCGAATTAAGGAAGGTAAAGGCCAGTTTCGTTGCCCCTGCGGGAACGGCACAAAACAGGTACATACCATTGATAAAACCGTTCGCGTTTGAAACGCTGATCCGACTTACTATTTTGCCCGTATCATCAATAAATACAGCCCCGTAAAGAGTGGAAGCCAGACCGGGAAAACGAACCTGCTTGTAATCCCGGACGTCCACCAGGGCGAATGATCCGGATTCATATTCATTCTTTGCCTCTTCAAGGGTCGTGTAATCCGTATTCTTACGAATCCCGATCCCCTCCGTTACCTCCAGCTCTTCGCGGGTAAGTTTTACACTGGTGTACCCTGCCGCTGCCGGCGCATCCTCATTGCTTGAAATAAAACCGTACAGACATTGGTTCAGCACGTCCGTTACTCCCTTGTACCAGTAATGAGGCTCATATACGTAAACTTCGCCTTCCGATCCGGTTAATACTGCATCCGTGGCGTTCTCCACGCTGTCACTATCGGCGTATTTGTTCCGGCTCTCATCATGAAGCGGATAACAGGTCATTTCACCCTCCGCCGTCTTTTTGGCCAGAACGCAATGTCTTTTCGCCAACACTTCCAGGATATGGGAAGACGGAGCAAATTCCGTATTATAGTCATATCCGGTGGAGTTATCCAGGTTTGTAATCTTTTCCCCGTCCTCCACCGTCTGGTCTATTTTTATGCAGACAAACTGCGGCTGAATGATATTCAGTTCCGGGAAGTGCGCACAGGTGGCGGCGTACTCTTCGTCCGACATGGACTGGGTAAGCCGGTACGTACCCACCAGGCGGCACGTCTGCACGTTTCCCCCGTCTTCATCAACACCGCCCATTGTCATAAGCCCGCGAAGCAAACTTCCGTCCCCGTCCATATCTATACCGGTAATTCGTAAATAGTTGGTCGCGCTGCATTGCTGTAACAACGTGTTCCAGTCGATCAGGCTACAGTTATCAATCACAAGGCGCGTGATATTTGCCGTGCCTTCCAGCTGCAGCCCTGCATTGGTCAGTTTGTTCAGGTACCGGAGCTCCAGCGTCTGCAAAGTTGCGGGAAGGACGCAAACGGCCAGAGGCGCACCGCCGGCGAATGTCACACCGGTAAGGGATGTATCACCGGCCAGGAAGGTTTCAAGTTTGGTGTTGCTTGAAAGGTCCATACCGGTAAAGGAAGAGGATTTAAGCCCGGAAATGTCGAGTTGTCGAAGGTTACGGCAATTACCCACCAGAAGGGCGTTAAGTGTCATCTGTCCGGCCTCACAGCTAACATTCAGTTCACGCAAGGCCGTGCAGTTGTTCAGGTTCAACGTGCCGACAATGGCGTGGGCTACATCCGTCAGATCAAGCCCGCGAATACGGCTTGCACCGTAGAAATATTGCGGATCGTTTACAATTAAATCCGTGTCCATTGTCAGTTCCACCACAGCCCCGGCCGTTTCTGCAAGTACCGCGCTTTGGTGCGGTGTTCCGGACGTGTACCCGTACCCGTAATAATACCGTTCGGAGGCCGTAATCCGAATTTTCCGGTTATCGCTGCCGAACTTGTATCCGAAATAAGCCGCGAAGCTGTCACGACGGTAAGTACCGGCCACATACTGACTATCCAAAAGGGCGAAACGGTTCTGAATGGTATAAGTACGGTGCGCATAACGGCTTCCCTGCAAGGCATACAGATAATTATAATAACTGGTTCCGCTGCCGGTTGTCACCCCTTCGGTAAGCGGAAGGATATATTTATATTCCGAATCCTTGTTATAAATCCGCTCGCACCAGTTGCCCATTTGTTCCTCGTTAAATACTTGCAGGACATATTCAAGGCTCATATTGCTACGCAAGGTTTCCGCCACTTCACGCAATTTGTCCGGACAAGACCGTACCAGTTCCCATAAAACGGAATCATGGCCGGCAAAAGCATAACTGCCGATACTATCGTCAAAACTTTCGTGGGTAATGGTATATTCGTATTTCAGTACCGAATCGTTACGCACTCCGAGCAACGTATCCATATCATAAGGAAGGAAATACCAGATCAGAGAGTCCCAAGTTGCCAGCATCATATTTTTTGCCCGGTTATCCACGGCCATAAAGTAATCGGTAATCAGATACCATGCAAACGGGCTGTCATTACCGAAATACTGGTTATATTCCGCCAGAAACTTAGCAGAATTACCTTTACATGAATCTATCCAGTTCCAAAGCCTTGTAACTGCCGCCTTATCGTCTTCGTGTGCATCCGCCCAGGTAGTGTCCGCCTTGAAACGAAATTCCAGCGCATCATCAAAAGAAGACATGTCGGTAGTCCCGAACAAACAAAGGGCCTCGGAGTTATTCAAGAACTCCAGGCAGATACATTTGTTACGTTGCCCGCTCAAAGCTGCTTCGTCGTTGAATCCTTCAATTCCTTCAAAACCGTAAATGATCTCACTTCCCGACTTCTCATTATTGAAATTGTATTTTCCCAGATAAGTATTCGCACCGGTACCGTCGTTGTCATAAAACAGGTCCATAGGGAAACCGTCCACGCCTATACGTACGTCATATTCCCCCTTATATGCAGCCTGCGGCGGTGTCAGCCAGCCGCACTTCTTCCAGACTTCATTCACAATACGCACCGCACCGGTATTATGTGTACCGGAAGAATCGGAAAAGTCCGCTTTCAGACAGAATATACTGATCGGCCGTGCCCCCGGTTTGAAACAGTATTTCAGGGACGGCACATCCACGCCGTTAACTTCCAGCGTGGTACCGTATTTGTCGCTGCGGTCAAAATATAACCGGTAGTTCTTACGCGGATAAGTGGTGGATGATGTACCCTGTATTCTTAGACCGACATTCCTTGCTACAAAATCATACTCCTTACCGTACGGGCTATAAAAATAGACATCGACCGGGACCTCGAATTTCTTGTTATTGGTAGCGTTGACAAGGTTCACGTCACCGACGATCCGCATAACCGCCTTTCCCTGGGCGCGTAGTTTGTCTATGTCGATATCCGTACCGTTGTCCCCCGTAACATCGTTCCTTTCAAATAACAGGACCATTTCGTCCGACGTAGTCCGGTCTACCATGTAATTGTTCAATTCTTCATCATCCGTAAGCGCACGGTTGTAAATACGGAAATTCCTGATTTCCACATCCGCCGTATCACTGAACAAACGGATGTTCACCGGTTCCGCCTGCAGTAGTCCTTCGGTAGCCCCATACTGCACCGCCCCGCAACGGATTCCGTTTACATAAAGTTCCAGTAGCCGTTTGCCGGCCTTAGCCCCGACAATAAAGGCTATTTTCAGGTTCATATCACTTGCAAACTTCGTACTTACTTCCGTACCACCGGAAACACGCATAAGGGCCTGCTCCGTTGTCATCTGAAAACCGATATCGCCGGCCATACAGTCCAGTATCACCCCCTGCCGGTCCGTTACCGACGAACAAAGAATTTCCATTTCATAGGTAGCCCCGGTAGTGGTTGCATCCGTGGAGAACGGCTGGTACCCGATTTCAATCTTCGCGCCTCCCGTAAGTTTCAGGGCGTCACCCGTCCAGCCGTTGCTGTTCCAGTCGAAACCCGCAAATGTTGTATGTATGTCGCCATAATCCCAGGCTCCCGGATCGGACTCACTGTTGCTCCGCCCGGCTGCCGAAAGTTTCAGTACAAGCCCGGCGGTAGTTTCCTGCAAGTCGATACCGCTTTCGCTCACGTCGATATAAAACGGGTATTCCGTGGCTCCCGTCTTAAATTTCATATTGATCTCGCCCTGC